AGCTTGATACTCGAACGGCGAATCTACTACTGCGTCCCCGTCCGTGAACGTAGGCGCCAAGCTCCCCGAAGCCGTTCCCGTTACCGGGGCACTGACTCCCAGAGGCAGTGTTATTGCGGGGCCCTTCTGCGGGAAGGGTAGGCAGCTCGTAAAGTAGTCGTGCCGCTTGCCCCGCTTTTGGATGACGTAATCCGCGTCGTCGTCCGGCCCATCGTCCAGGTCGACGACCGCGGAATCCTGAAGGTTCTGGTCTCGGAACCAGTCGTTCCAGACCACGTTGTACGCTCGATGCCAGATCGAAGTGTGGACGATGTCTTCTTGCGTCGGAATTCCGAAATAGTCGGAAAGTGAATTTTCCAGATGACCGCCACCAGGAACGGTGAGCAGCGGCACCAGGAAGTCTGTTGAATCGTCCGGATTATCTTGTTCTCCATTCATGCGCTCCCAGTTTTCCCAAAGGAGACGCATTGGAACCGCGAAGAAGAAGAAATCCATGTACATGTTGTCCATCACCGGGTAGATCGGTGTGGCCATCCTCGTGAACGTCGTCATGTTCATGTTCATAGTGTCGCCGGGCAAAGCCTCGTCGACGAATATCGGAATCAGGTCTCCTTCGTCGAATGCTGTTTTCAAACCGCAACTGCGGTTGAAGCTCGACCGTTGAATGTTTGCCGAAGGTATTTGCGCAAACGAGTGTTGCCCTCGGTCTGTTCCAGGCTGGCTAGGCTGACTCTTGATCATCGTCTGATTCCTTTATAGGATTGATGTTTCGGAGCGTTGCTCGCGTGTTTTCCAGAACTGCCGACGCCCGAAGCACGGGGATCGGAGAGTCTGGTTGTGAGAAGATTCCTGTCGCTTCGTCGAACTCGCCCAGGTCGAATAGAACGTAGTCTTCTGAGAATTTTTGGAACTGATGTTCTGTTGTTTGGACTGCGGCCGTGAATTCCCGGACCGCTGTGCCATGAGAGACTGAGTAGAACGGTTGTAGGAAGGCTTCCGCTTTTTGATCGAATACTGAGTACACTTTTCGGTTTGCCATAGATAGTTTCTCCCGTTGTTTGTTAGTTACAGTTTTCGTTTTAAATTGCCCAACCGGGCATTAGTTACCGTTTCTCTTATTTTTAGTCTCTCGTGTGTTGTCTCCTTTCGTCGCTTGTAGACGGATTCCCGTCTCTTATTTTTGATTGTTTCAAATTCATGTGGAACGTCCGCTTCTAGCATGCGGTCGTAGAATTTGGGCGGTCGGTGTTTTTTTCCATCCTGGACGACTTCGTCTGATGGATAGACGTCGGTTTTGTATTTCTTAAACCAGTCACTTGCTAGGCCAGGCCGCCGCGACATGGTGATATATTCCGAACGTACATGTGTTTCCTCCCCCGTTTCGGTGTTGATCCTCCGGCAAGATTCCTTCCCGGGTTCCCCCGTAAGTTTTTTCAGGCAGTAGCGCGCCACATAGGCAGCACTCTGCATTGTTAGGTTCCCGATCGTCGCGAGACCTTGACCCCAAATATCGTTGAGGGTCTCGCTGACGTAGTGATCGTTTCCGCCTTGACTTTTCCATAGCTTTCGGTCCTCTCTGAAGTCGATTCCGAATATGCATGCATGGTAATGAGGCCGATAGTTTAGTTCTCCGTATTCCCCAACATGGAGGAATCGGAACGGCCCTTTCTTTTTTCTTAGGCGTTTGGCAAAGAGTTGCCAGTGCTTCACATCCACCGACACATCATCCGGTAGGTGTGCGGGATCGTAGGTGAGAGTGATGAAGCTATTTTCTTCGTGGAGTTGAGCCTCGTGTACGCAGCGCAAGGCCCACTCCCGAGATTTAGCAAGACGACAGCCAGTGCATTGACCGCACGGCAGCTCGAGCGGGCGGTCGACGTAGCCCTCTATTGAATTGAAGGCCACGCCACCGCCCGGCTTCCGGTACGCCTTGAGCGGGTGGAAGCAGACCACCTGGTCTACAGCCTCCATCCGCCACGCATGGGTCGGGACTGTCGGTTTTTCTTCGACACGCCCGCACCCCTCCGGAAGTTTCGCTTGCTCTTTTTTCTGCTCAGCCTACGTCTTCGCATTTTGATCTCCTTTCAGTCGATCTTGTGACACCCTGCGGGGGGTGAGGACCACAGGGTGTCACTTATGACAGTTGACAACAAGAGAGCCAACTGTCAATCGCCCCCCTGGACCGGAGATTCCCCGCTTGGTCGGGGCTCCGGAGCGCCTACCGGCGCGGCTTGGGAGGGCGGTGTTTTCACCTCAGTTTCTACTTCCTGAAGAAGTCCGAGTTCGACCATTTCGTCGCGCCGCTCCGGGTCGAGCGCCATACGCACCAGCTCCGCTGGATCGTTGCCGCAGTGGTCCCGGACATGTGCCGGGAGACGAGCGAAACGCTCGTCAGCAGCGCGTATCCGCTGCATTGCGCCCTGGTAGTCGCCGATGCTCGTGAAGTCTCCGTAGAAGCCTTCCCGTGTATTGATGTGCTGAATGCCACCGCCGGCCAGGTGCCGGCGCATAATGGCATTCATGTCGCACTCCGCAGCCATTGACTGCTTCGTGCGTGATGTGGTCCCGACTGCCGTCCGGACCCTTCGATGCTCTCGGTTTGTGTTTTCCATTTTTTCCTACTCGTAGTCGTAGAAGGTTCAGGTCCGACTTCTCGGCCCTGTCGTGGTCTTTCATTTCACTCGACCTGGTCGTCGCTTTGCTCCTCTTCCGATCAAAGCTCCCACGCCTACCGGCGGGATCTGATCGGTGAAGCGCTTCGCCTTCTTCATCGCCGTTCCATACCACGATTCGTCGATATCCGCGTCTATCGCGAGACCGACGTTCGTGTACTCCTGCGCAGCAGCTCGTGCACTCGTTGCCCTGGTCTCAGCATGAACCAGGTCTTTTTGAGCACGAAAGACGAGACCCTGTTCTTCCGCTACCGCTCCTTTGATCCCAGGGAGTATTGCTTCGTGTTTCGCTTGCTCTTTCTTTTCTTTTGCAGTCCAGACCTTCATGCCGGTCTCGACTGCTTTCCCGATGTCTGCGTTCATCGTTGGGACGTTCGCCATTGCCGAACCGCCCATTGACGGCGTGCCGCCTGCCGACAAAATCGGGTTTAGTCCCGCTTTGCGTAGGTCGGTTACCTCCCATTGATGTCGACTCGACATCATTTCTCGGGTGAATGCCCTCGCTTTTTTAGCCGCCTTTCGCGCTTGCGCAGCGCTGTACAAGTTCGACGCCATATCGCCGACGACTTGTAGTGCGGCTCCTGCGGCTGCTCCCCATCCGCCGGCCATTAGAAATGATCGATCAGGCCCGGCACGGAGAACACCGGCATAGGCCTGGCACACTTGTACGAGAAGAATGCGTCGAAGAGGAAATGGGGTTCCGACGGAACCGCTACCACTCGATCGACCGGAGGAGCTTCCACGATGAAAGAATCATCAAGAACAGGAAGAGCTTCGAAGTCCTGTGAAAGGTGCCAGGCATCGAGTGGTGTAGCCGCGTTGCTCCGCATCGCGCCAGTCACCTTCGAAGGTTTGTAACGATACTCGGCGAACCGTTCCTGATAGCCGAAGACCAGGTCGTCGTTGGCCGAACCGTCCGCGAATATCTCTTTATTGAGTACACTCTGTTCTCCAAGATGCGCGAGTGTCGGCCAGAAGTAATCGAACCGCGTCCTACGAGAGAACATGCGGTCGAGGCCCTGTTGGTAGTTAAGATCGGCACGCACGCATGCGATGCCGATTATGACGGAATGCTCTACGAACGACTTCGTGAAGCCATTTCCGGTTGACGTTCCGGTTCCGAATCCCGCTAGTGCACCCAGCGGCGTACTCGGATCCAGTGTGGTCGTCGCTGCGACCGGATTGATGTTGATTGTTTGTGAACCACCGCCCAGATATTCCGGCCGTTGTAGTCTTTGGTCGGGTGACACCACGCCAAAGTGTGATCGGATGATCTCGGTGTAGCGGGAACCGCCCCGAGCATCCTTTTCGAACATCCGCTGAATCTGAAACGATTCACGAAGTTCATTGATTATTGCGGCAGTTGCCGCCGAGAGATCCGCTGTGCCAGTTATATCCAAGTTCGGATCATCCCAGAGTACGTTTCTCGGTCC